CTTTTGTTGTTTCAATAGTATTATCTAATGAACCGATTTCTAATTTAATCTCATCGATGCGTGAAATTTCACCTTCGTTTAATGCACGAGTTTCAGTTTCAACCGCATCTACAATTTCCGTCATTTCTTGAACTAAGCTATTGCGCTTTTCAATTAAAGCTTTTAAATGTTTACTCAATTTCTGGAACCTCCGATTTAATTTTTTCGATTAAGTTTCTATACTCATCTAAATTATTTTCTTCAACTTCTATGGCTTTTACAGCTGTTTCTTCAGCATCTGCTGTTTCCGCAACTTCATCTATATTTTCTGTTGCCTCTTCCAAGGAGCGTTTCTCTTCTAGTTTGCGCTTCTTAGGCTCTTCGGCGTCTTCATCTTCATTATCAACTTTGTCATCTTCATCTTTAGTGTCATCCGCACTATCAGGAGACGGAGGCGCAGCAGTCGTAGTAGACTCTTCCTTATTTTCGTCCTCAGCATTTGCTTCGTTGGATTCTTTTTGAGTGTCATCCCCAGCTTCTGCTTCATTACGTTCTTCCTCTTGCATTGATTCTACTTCTTTTTGTCGCGTTTGTGCCTCGACTAAAGCTGTAGTTTTTAGCAATACTTCTTTTGCCTCTTCTAAAGATTTAGAAGTTCTTGTCTTATCTAAATCATCAAATTTAATTAAGATGTTATCAAGTTTTTCAGCAATTAGTAACATTCCATCATAAAATTTATCAGGTGTTAATTCTGTTTGATTATTATCCACATTTGTTCCTCCAAAACTTCTTATTTCGATAAAATCGGGAACGTCCACATCCTCAATCTTAGCAAATCCTCTAGTTTCAACTAAAGTTGATGCATAAGCAGGAGTTTTTAAAACAGAAACTTCTCTTAATTCAATTTCTGTAATAATCCTAATGTTTGTTCCGTTTACCGATTTAACCCAGTGGGAATTTAATACGCGCATACCGAATGATAAACCACTAATAATACCGTCTTTAACAAGAGTGTATGCGTCTTTTCCCCAGGAAGTTTTAGATATATTTGCTTCGAAATAGAGACCTACTTCGTCTTCTTCTAAAATGAAAGAATTATTAACAGTTGAAGCTAATATTTCATCTTTATTATGATTATATAGTAAGTCAATATCTTCATTTTTATCTATAGCTTGACCAATCGCCCTTCCGAATACGCCTTTTTCAATGATTTCTTTCCATGAAATTTTATCATTGCTTAATAATTTACTTGGAACACCTGTTTCGATGTAACCTCGAATTAACAAATCTTCATTTTCATTATCAATTATATCCGCAGCGAGCGATCGAATTTCCAATTCGTTCAATATCTAACCTCCTCCTCATTTTTTAATGCATTTTTAGATTGCATTGTGTTAGGAATAACCATCTCATCTTTACTATACTTGTAAAGAACTGTACCTAGAGATAATTTGAGGTAATCATCGTTCGTAGCCTGAGGCATATCAATTTCTTGTCTTGCTTCCCAAAACGATATTAAACCTGCATTAAATTCTGCAGAAATAGCTTCTGCACGTTCTTTTCTAGTCATTTGAAGCAATTTAGAAGGATCAATCTTAAATTCGTAGCCTTCTTCTTTCTCTTTTTCGAGTAATAAACTTAGATTTAATGCACCTTCCAAAGCTTCAACTATTGGATTGATACAATATTGTAAAAACACGATACTGTTATGCTCTCCTGATCCATATTTACCAGCATTTGAATTAATCATTGTCTCAGGAATATTAAATATTCTTGCTATATCTGATATGGAAGTTTTTTTAGCTTCTGTTAATTCCAAATCATTAGGTTTTAATGAAATAGGAGTATATTTTAAGCCTTCTTCTAAAATTACTGTTTTACCAGCATTTTCAGATCCTTGATATAGTTGTGCCCATGATTTTTTAAGGTTATTAAAAACAGAATCAGAAAGTTTTTTATCTGATTGTAAGACACTCATTGGTAATGAACCATTTTTCATTACACTAGATGAATATTTATCCAATGCAATTGCTGCCCTAATAACATCTTCGTTCTGTTTTAGTATTCCTTTTCCAATAAAACCATCATCTGAATCTCTTAAAACCGAAAGTAGTTCATATGTTTCGAATTTTTTCCTTCCGGATGCTGTATTCACATATGTCTCAGCATATCTTTTATAACCATCTTTAACATAAACAGTAACATCTGTTTGTTTACTTGATAACAAATATAAAGCATCTAATCTGTTTAACGTTCTTTCTAAATAACTATTAGATACGCCGTATAATAAAAAATCTTTAACTAATGCTTTTTTAAAAGTATATGCATCCATATATTCATTAGGTTGACGATTTAATAATGAAAGTCTCGGATCATCTTCAATTCTTTTAACAGTTTTGTCTTTATTGTTTTTTACAATATAAAAATCCAAGGTCGCTATTGCCCCGGTTATAAGATCAACCGCAGCTGAAAAAGCAGGAATTTGCATTGCTTCTTCTTCTGTAATAACGCTCGATCCACCGAAAAACGAATCTATAGAAGATCCTCCATATCGAAAATTAGATTCAACATTATTCGAAGAAGATGATTTCTTAAAAAAATCAAAAATTCCCATTGTTGTGTAATGACCTCCAATTCTTACAAGATTCTTATACCTTGTGTTTCATAAATAGATCTACCTTCAAGTGACTCTAAGTTCCATAATTTAACAGCATTGATAGTTGCCACAATCATATCGACTTTGCCAGATGAAGCTTTCTTACTTATGTAAGTGTTTAAGTTTGTATCTTTTACCTCTTTTGCATTTGCTACGTTAATTTCAAATAACATATTTTTTTCGTATTTCGCCTTTTTTTGTAATACGTATTCTTTTAATAATTTAGTAGGGGCATGTAATTCCGATGAATGTTGTTTAATCTCAATAACATCGTAATTTTTCTCTTCTGATATTCTATTCATAGATGAAATAGCATTCCATCGGTCGTATCCAATACCAAGAATATTTACCCCGTATTCATCTTCTAATTCCATGATAAAGTTTTCTATATCTCTATAACTAACAACTCTATCGCCATTGGCAAAAGCATAGCCGTTTTCAATCATAATTTGATAGTCTACTTTTTCCAATTTGGATTTAAGATCGACGGAGTCTTTAGGTATAAATGCCCAAGATTTCATATAGAAGAAATCATCCTCTTCGTCATAATGAACCATTGCTACCGCCGTATTATCAACAGATTGAGCCAAGTCGACTCCTAAATAAACGTTTTTGCCTCTCCAATCGAAAGGTTCTTCCAATCTATTTTTAACTAAATCCTCAGTGGAGATATAGACTTCTGCGTCATCACCATCAACGAAAATATTCATATGCTTTGTTTTGAAAGTTTTTTGTTTTGATGGAATCTCAATTGATTGGTCTCTTTGCTTTTTCAAAAATTCAAGGTTCTCAGGAATTTCTGCTGCTAATGGATTAGCTTTTAATAATTCATCATCGTCCAACCATTTTTTATTATCATCAGGACGATATAGCATAGCAAACAATTTATCATCTTCAATTAAACCATCAATAACTTTCTCTGCATAATGAACTTCTTCTGTCATAGGATTCTGTAATGATTCATATGCTGTTGAGATTAAAATACCAGTTCTGTTTTTCATGTTCATTTGTGAGGACTCCATCGCACTGATAGGTCCACTATTTCTAAGTGCTCCAACTTCGTCAGCTACGAATACATTCGCTTTACGACCATCCATTCTATTATTAGATGTTGCTAAAGGAACAAATTTAGACTTCGTCAATAAACATCTAATCTCATTGCTTAATATTCGGAAATGTTTGGAGATTAGAGGAGACATCTCAATATGTTGCTCCATTTCTTTTTTGATGATAGATGATAATTCTCTATCTGGGGCAACAGAGTAAAACTCAGAATACTGAGGCTCTAATATTAACAGAAGAATAAACAGTATTGCTACTAAGAATGTTTTACCAGACTTACGCGCAATTAACAAAACTGACTTCTCATATTTTCTTTTTTCTTTATCGTCTCTATGTTTCCAACATAAAGTATTGACCAAAAAGAACCACTGAAAACCAGCAAGAGCTTCGTGAACAGGTTCTCCTACTCTTGGACCTGACGCCATATTTATTAAATGCGTCATACTTGTGATTAAATCTAAAAACTCGTAATCGAAATAATACTCATAAGATTCATCTTCGTTTTTTTCTAGATTTTCTAGAAACTGTTTTGTTATTTTCTTAATGTATTCATTTTCGACCAAGTTACCATTTACAACGTTTTCTGCATATATGTATGCTTTATGACTCTTAAACTCTTCTTTTTTGCTCAATTTTTCACCTCTTCTTATTTTGTAATAAAAGAGGATTTTATGGCAGAACTCAGATTCGAACTGAGATCTTTGGGTAATGAGCCCAATGAGTTACCTTTTCTCTATTCTGCTTAATTACTAGTTGCACGCCTAATAACTTTTAACACCGGATCTTCTTCGTCTTCCTCTTTTTGCATATTCATTTCTGCTAATGAAGCTCTTGATGAAGGAGATAAACCTAATTGTGTACTCAAAGCTCTAAATTGAGTTAGATACTTTTGTTTGATTCCAACAGCCGGATGTTCTTTAGGTTCTCGATTGCCTTCTTTATCATATTTATAATAAATAAGACCTTCTTCACTAATAAATCGATCTGCTTGCTCCATCTTGCTTAAAGCGTCTGAAGTTTGAGTTAAAATTGGAATATCTAAGTTTGATAATATATTAGCATCACGTAGCTCTTCTACTAAAAATTTATAATATGCCTCTCCCAGTTCATCAAGCTGGTCTGGTACGCTGAATACAAGATCGCTATTACCTTTTAGAGATTGTTCAACTTCTTCTCTAGCTTCCAAGTGTTGTTTAGTTTCAGACTTACCTTTTTTCAGAGAGGCTGGTTTTCTGGGCCTTACCATTTAAACCTTCATCTCCTTTTAAATTCTAAAATTTGTTTCAGGTGTTTCCCATTCAAAGTCGATACCATTTGTACCTAATTGTAGGTTACACGTTTTACATAATGTAACAACATTAAGTTCATCATACATTAGTTCTGGATAATCAACACGAGGTTTAATGTGATGAACCTCTAAACTGTCTCCATTAATTATGTTATATTTTATGAAACATCTTTGACATAAATTATTGTCCCTATGTATGATTGTTTTTCTAAAAGATCTCCATCGTCTCGACATAAGAGGAGCGACTATTTCTTTGTTTTTTTGATAATATTCTCTCTTATATTGATTGTATTGAGTTCTTTTTACTGATAAACATTTGTGGTTATCATCGACTACTTTATTACAATATCTGCATATTTTTTTTCTAGCCAAATAATGACCCCTTTTGCGTTTAGCTCTCTATAATATATAGCTCGCAGTCAACACTAAATTGACAGTTTTTAGCATTGTTTTTATTTAAACTGTTTACTTTATGAAAGTAATAGTATATAATAGAATAGAGAGAGGTGATAATATGAAAAACTTCAAAGAAGTAGAAATTGAAACTGTAGAAGAAGAGGAGATTATTGGATGCCCAATTTAATTAAATTACACATTCATAAACATAGAAGTTACATTCCAGTATTAGTGAATGTTGATAGGATAAACTATATACGACCCGATGAATTATCAAATGAAACTATCATATCTATTGATAGTGGAAGAATTATAGTGGAAGAGCCACTCAATAGAATTGAAAAAATGATTAATAAACTTAAATAGATAAATTGAGTAGCCTATGTAAATAGGCTATTTTTGATTTTATTTAATATT